GAGTATATTAAGGAACTAGAAACAGAAGTAATCAAGTTTTTAGATGAAGTAGACCAAACAATTATTAAACTAAAGGAGCAATAAGATGGCTGAATATGATAATACTAATACCTTTGCATTATTTAAGAATGATAAAGGTGATAATCCTAAACGACCAGACTACACAGGCACTGCTAATGTAGATGGTATTGAATTTAGAATTAGTGGTTGGATTCGTGAAGGTGCTAAAGGTAAGTTTATTAGCGGTTCTGTGCAGTTAAAAGATAACAACTCTGCTGGTGTTAGTAAACCTGTAAATGAAGATGACGGAGATGTTCCTTTCTAGGAGCATCCCCAATCAGTTATAACTATTTATTCATTACATACATGGTCACTTCAAAGCCAAAACGCATTTCTGTAGCAGTAGGTTTAGTCCACATGGTCTATTCTCCTTTCTTTAAATTTATAGTAGCATTATACGCTTATGTATGTTTTACTACGACTGTAAAACCATTAGAAAGGACTGTGTAATATATGGATATAAATAATATGGAACTAGATGTAGCGTGTTATGCTACTGCTGTGTATCACGAAGTAAATACTCGTTCATTAGAAGAAAAGGTTGGGGTGATTAATGTTATTCGTAATAGGTTGCGTTCTGGTCGTTGGGGTTATTCTGTATGTTCTGTCGTTTACGCTAATAATCAGTTTGCTGTGCAAGATGAAGCCCACCATCCAGTTGATGAAAGGGCGTATTTGGAAACTAAACTTTTGGTTATTGATACGATTATTTATAATAAACATACTAACCCAGTTGCAAATGCTTTATATTTCCATGATGATTCAATACCGCCAAAGAAAGAATGGTTTGGTAAAAGAAAAAAAACGCACATAGGAAGGATGGTATTTTATTAATGAAAAAAGAACCACTCGCATATTTATATGAAGAATATGATGTAAGGTCTGGTGATTTGTTAAAATCTTATCTATGGTCATTTCATCCTAACCAATTGTCATATTTAAACGACCTAAAAAATACAACACACCACATAAAAATAACACCATTGTTTGCTGGTGAACCTGTAGAAGAATACAAAGGCATATCTAAATACGATAGTAAACGATTAACGGAAGCTAATAATGGACTCTAAACCTAATTTATTTATAGCAACACCTATGTATGGCGGTCTTTGTTATGGCACTTATATGGAATCTATATTAAGTCTACAGTCACATCTTATTGCCAAAGACATAGATGCTTACTTTTCATTCCTATACAATGAAAGTCTTATTACTCGTGGTCGTAATACATTAGTTAATGACTTTTTAAAGTCTGATTGCACTCACATGATATTTATTGATGCTGATATTCACTTTAATCCAGAACATTTATTTAAAATGATTGATTCAGATGTAGATATTATTTGTGGTCTTTACCCTAAAAAAGAAATTAACTTTGGCTCACTAGCATTTGCTATTAAAAAAAATGTGCCAGAAAATCAATTAAAATATTTTACAGGTGAATATGTAGTCAACATGGTAGGTGATTTAAAAGAACAACTTGTTCCATTAGATAAGCCTTTTGAGATTAAACATGGTGGTACAGGATTTATGGTAATTAAGCGTGATGTCTTTAATAAGTTAAAGGATAAATGCCCTAAATATATCCATAACATGAATGATACTACTAACAATTCTGATTTAGGTGATGAAATAGTAGAATATTTTGCCACTAGCATTGATGAAGAAAAAAAACTATTGTCAGAAGACTATCATTTCTGTAAACTAGCTAGGGACAATGGCATTAAGGTATGGGGAGCTGCATGGGCACAGTTAGTCCATACAGGAACTTATCAATATAGTGGGAGATTAGTATAATGTATACAAAGTTAGATGACCAAAGACAAGCAAAATTTATTGTGAATTTTATACAAGAACATCCTAATTGCAGTATTAAAGATATTGTGCAAGGATGTGTTACTAATAGGGTTAGGTTAAAGTATTTAGAGAGTCAAGGATATTTTACTTTACCTAAATGGACTTACAATAATGAACTAGATAAACGCTTTAAGAATAGAAACTATGTATCTGTAACTGTAGGAAGGGAGTATGGTAAATGGATAGGATATTAAAAGTAATTGATTACATTATATATTTTATGGTAGTATTCTCAATGATATGGTTCGTTTACGGAATGTATCAATTAATTGATTTATTTTTTATAAGGGGATAGATATGGTAGATATGGTGAATAAACCTCCACATTACTTGGTAGGAGGCATAGAGGCAATTCAGATTATTAAAAGTCGTTTAAGTAAAGAAGAATACATTGGATATCTTAAAGGATGTAAGTTAAAGTATGACTTGCGTTATCCTTTTAAAGACCATCCAGAACAAGACTTGGAAAAGTCTGATTGGTATAAGAACAAATTATTAGAAGCTACTAAAGAAGAATTAGTTGTTAATCCACCAGAACTAGAAGCTATGTTAGGGAGAATTGATGATGAATAAAATCTACTGGTTATTTATTGTTGTAATGGCTGCATTAGCTATATGGGGAACACAAAATGCTTTGGCTGATACAACTACTATCTTTGCACCTGATGGCACTGTAACAGTATGCACCACAGGTAAGGATATGATTATTTGTGTATAGTGTTCCTATTAAGGATGACATTGTTAGTCATTGCAGGAATTTACTAAAGCACAAAAATTTTGGTCAAAGAGGTGTAGCAGATGGTAGTGCGTCTGAACAATTGCGTGGTATTGTAGGTCAATCAGTTGTTCAAGATTTACTTGGATTGCCATTGGTAGAAGATACTAATGGGTTTGATGGGGGTATAGACTTTACTTATAAAGATAAAACTTATGATGTAAAGACTATGGGTAGGAACTGTGAACCTAAACCTTATTTTGTTAATAACTTAATAGGTATGCAAGATAGATATAAAGTAGACAGGTATATCTTTTGTAGTTTAAACCGTACCAATATGATACTTACTATATGTGGTTGGATAGATAAGAAAGAGTTTTTACAAAAAGCTAATTTTTATTTAAAAGATACTGTCAGAACAAGAAGTGATAATACTACCTTTCAAACAAAAGCAGATTTGTACGAGATACAAAATACTGCCTTACATGACTTTCAATTAATCGTCTAACTGTGGTATCTCTGCATAGATAGATAAGTCTTCACCAGCTATTTCTATATAGCTTCCATCATCTATTTCTAGGATAATAAGGTTATCTTCGTAATCTAACTCACATGATAAGATTGTTTTACCTACCATGTGATTAACTATTTGTTGAGGGGTTAGTGACATATAATCCTTAAATGGTTACTACAGAGTCTTTGGCAATCTTCTCTGACTTAACAGACCTTGCCCATGACCCACAATCTTGACATTGGAATCTTTGGTAGATAGCAGTCCTACTTCTTTGTGTGCCTCTTGAATTTAATTTGCGTGATGCACAATTAGGACAACATAAATTTGTAGAATACGCATTATGATTTGGATGTTGTTTAATCCATCCTTTAAATTTGTCATAGACTTTTTCAAGTAATATAACATCATTTTTATTATACTCTTCCATTGTCTTCCATGCTTTACGGTCATCATTCATACACTTTAACCATAGTGCATGACCTTCATGTTCTGTTTTAGCACCTAGTCCTAAAGCCTGTGATACATAGTCTAGCTTGTTAGATACAAACCTAAACTGTCTACGAGCTACTTGAAGCAAATCTATCTGTTTGGAGGGTGCTGGAGGAGGCATACCAGAGAGTAAAAACTCTTTATGTAGTATTGGGATGTCAAACCTAGAACCGTTGTAGTGGACTATGGCATCAGCTTCATCAAGAAGTTTATGCACAGAGTCAAGCATTTTTTGTTTGCCAGATTTTTGAATAGAGTCAAACATGATTTTAGATTCACCATACCATTTGGCGGCATAACAGAGGGTATACGAGGACTCAAGCAACTGATTTATAGAGATGTTCTGGTCAAAGATTCCCCAGACATGAGCTGTATTTGGTGCAACTTCTATATCTATAAGTAGTATCTTCAAGTAACTCTCCTAACGTTGAGATACTTTATTATACACTAGAAAAATCAATAAGATACAGATAACATACTTTAAATGGTCTAATGCACAAAGCACATCACAAATTAAATACTCTAGCATATTTCAATAGTGGATGTTTTATCTTCTTTAAGTTTATTAAAGAATACATCAAACGCTAATTTAGAATTGCCTACGAAGTCTTTACCTGCGTATGTATGACCTAGCAAGATACATCCTTCTGTGTCTTTAGATGTGTTGCCAGAGTGTATTCTTACACCTGTGAAATTAGGAACATCTAATATATGGGGAAGTTGCTTACCAAAACGAGTAGAAACATCAATAATGACAGAGTAAGTGCCATTAGGAATA